CATAATGGGGATGTATATAGACCCCACATTACGGACGGCTGTGCCCAAGCCCTCGAACAACTGCTGCTGAACACCTAGCTGAAGATTCTTAAAAGCCGGCTTCATCGCAGTTACCTGCGTAACGAAGTCTCTGGCCGAAGGAGCAAGGCCGTCTAGCGCCTTCTGCTGAGCTTTTAGTTGAGCCGGAGTGTTCGCCGTCTTTAACGCCGCACCCATCCCTTGGAATCCAAGAATCAGAGTGCCCACTACTACTCCCGCCGCCACACCGATGGCCGGGAGAAGTAGCAGCGCTCCACTTAATTGCTCAACGGCGACCACTAACCCGCCGATTAAATGCACACCCCCGGTGAGCAAAGCGATAGCGGCCGAGACCTTAGCGATAACCTGAACAAGCGTTACCATGTCTCGACCGACAGTGATAAAGGTTCCTATTGTGAGAACCAGTCGAGCGATGTCCTTAATTGGCCTCCCGAATAATCCGAGCTTTTCTTGAACAGACTGTAGTATAGGAATGGCTTTTCCTAATAGCGCAAATCTAGAGCTTAGAGCTTCCAGTATCTTGAGGCCACCGCCGAGGAGGCTAACGGCAGAGGACAAAAGAACTATCTGCTTCAGTACATTTGGAAAGCCCTGAATGCTCTTAGGCACACCGCCTATCACGGTGCGCAAGGCACTAAGAACGCTAATTCCGCCGCGGAGCCCGAGAAGGCTACCTCCAAGATTCTTAGCGGAAAGAACAAGCGACCCCAAGATAGCGGATCCACCTGCGAAGATGGAGAAGTTTCTCCCGAAGTTTTGGGATATGCTTCCAAAGTTCCTTCCGAAGTCCGCTAGCGTACTTCCCAGCCCGTCAAAGTGCCCTCTCAAACTGTCGGCTTCTTTACCTAGAGAAGTGAAGTCCTTACTCGCCTGAGCCGTGCCTTTGTTGTCATAGTCTATGACGATCTGGCCGTGCGCTGTTCCTAGGTCATAATTAGGCGACGGACTCACCTCCTACACAGATAAGGCTGCCGGATCCTTAAATCTTCCTGCTGCCGCTTTATTCTCTGGGAACCACATGTCGAGAACCCTATTCCTAGCTCTATCCATTTCCTTTTCGTTCTTGCATCCTTCGATAGCCTTGTCTAGTTGGCTATCTACGGTAGATCCAAACAACCACACGGCTCTATCAAAGCAATACTGACGGATGCTCCCCGAGATCCTCAGCATCTCGCTCGGACGACATCTCATCGCCTGACTTGCTTTCCACGTCTCCCATAACCTCGGTCTGCTGGTCACGAAACCTAGCGAGGCCATCCATTCTTCCGATAGCGCTATTGAAGATTTCCATCCTATCCTGGAACGGAATGCTATCGGTGTAAATACTATCTGGATCCCTATCTGCCAGAGATATCTTGTCGTGCTCTTCCTTATCTCCAGTGTACGAGCTGACCACCACCGGCTGGACAACCGCTGCCGTGACGACACGATCTATAACCCAGGACAACATTCTGAAGTCATCCTTGTTGGACATCAGCTTAATAAGAGATTCGTCTTCTTGCTTCTTCTTCTGGGCTGCGGTTAGGGCCTTTGGCTTGCGATCCGAAGGCACCTTCCTACCGCCCATCACTGGCTCTATATGATCCGAGTTAACCAGCGTGGAAAGCCGGTCGATTTCAGAAAGGATGTCTAGATCGACCAGGTCGTCTACTTCCAGTCGGCGGATTAGGCACGTCTGCCCGCTCGGGGTTTTGAAATCAAATGTAAGGGGCTGTCCCCAGGTAGAGATCTGGTACGGATTGGCGGCCATTGGGATCCTTGTCCTCCTAGGCTATTTCTATCAGGGAAGGGTTAGGGCGGTAGCGCTGATGGCGGTCACGGTTTCGTTCTGCACAAAGTCGTACAGAATATCGTCGCTAAGCGGCAGGCCGGTAACCTTGAGAGTGGTTAGAAGGAACTTAGCGTCGGCGAAGTCGCCAGAGATCGCGTCCGTCGCCCTGACTCGCCAGATGATGCAGTGCAGATCGCCGCCGCTATCGCTGATGGCCTGTCCTTCCACCAGGAACCACGGGCGGTTGGTGGTCGCCGCCTTACGCATCGTTGTGATTCGGTTGGGTGTGACGCCCGTCTCGGTAACGACTCCGCCGCAGAAGGCCGCCCACGCGTCCAGACTGATACCGCCGGCGTCCAGCTCGCCGTCAACGGTGCTGCCCTGACCGTGTGTTGTGACGACCCTGTCGTCACCCCTCAATGTGTCAAAGCTCTCGGCTTCACTAAAGCTTAGTGTCTGAGCGTTCGGGAGGTCGATGACCGTGGCTCCAAGGATGGTGCCGGCAGTATCGCTATAAGGTGTGATCTTGATATCCCTAATGCCGTACGGCAGGGACACGTTCTGAGGAACTGGCACTGGATTCCTTCCTTCTAGATCTAAAGGCCGGATCCTTGAACCGGCTCGTCCTCAATAGCTCCCCCGTGATTTTATCAAACACGTGAAGAACTAGTACTCCCGGCTCAGCCCCACGGAAACGGCTGTTGCGCTTGACTTCGATATGATGGTCGTCAAGAACAGCGTGCTTCTTATGGGGACACCGGACGTCCATCGCTACCCTTCGTCAATCTGAAAGCGTCCGTCTACTCTCAGATAGTCCAACTGCTGAGGACTAAACTCAGACTTGCGGATGCACTTGGAGTTAGACAGATCCCACACATACTTCTTGTGATCCGCATCAGAAATCCCCAGCGTCTCCCAATCGTCCGGACCAAGAATCCGCCTCGAGGCCGGGCCGATATACTGGACCTGGGGGCCCTCCAGCTCAGGAATTGCCTCTTCCTTAACGCTCCCGTCCGCTTGGGCGACTGGCTTGCTCGTCCGACGACGAGTAGTAAGAGCCTGAGCGTCGTCTGGACCGTCTAGGGTAGCCATTATATCTCCAATCTTTACCGTCATTCTACAGTACGCCGGCCTCAAAGCTGGCATTATTCGTGATTGTTTGATAGCCCTCGTCAGTAAGATCTCCGCTAATCCCGCCGAAACAGCAAGAGGTCATTATTCCATCATTTCCGGATATCTGCGTAGCGCCCAAAAGAATAGGAACGACACGCTGTAACAGAACGGTCCTGGTTACCGAATGATCCAGCCATTGACGTCTAGGAGCATGAACCCATACGCTAAAGTTCCGCCGAGCGAGTGTTCCGCTACTATTATGAATTTCCCATGTTCCCATTCTTATAATAGCGAAGAGCCTGTCTTTCGGCGCGCTATCTAGGCTGTCATTGAAGTATATGTCTTCCTGAAGAAGAGCCGGATCTGTTCCGGCCAGAGCAGCAGTAGAGAGAAGGCCGTACAGGGCGCCTTGAATATCCCTCATTTTATCTGCCCCATTATCCCCTGTAGATGATGCCCTAGACGATCCATGGCGACTCTAACACTAGGTAGAATCACCTGATATCTTCCGCTATGAGCCACCTCTAGCCATATCCCGTAGCTCACCGCGTGCGCAAAAGCTATCTCCCACCTATTCCCCAGATGACTAGTGAGTGTATGAAGACCAGCCCTCGCAGCTCCAGTGTCATCATGCCAGGGAGCAGTAGTCTTCATGTATGTAGTTCCAAACACGGCAACTTCATCCACTGCCAGGGTTATCCCGGCGTGTAATTTCTCGTCCAGCTCGAGGAGCCTGCCCTCCATGGCTCCTAATTCAAAATCAAAACTGGTTTTGTTAGCCATCTCAACCGCCGACCGGATGCTTACCATAGGACTCAACTACATAGCGACGCTCGTGTCCGTTCTCGGGGACTATAGCCGTTATCTCCCACCACTGGCCACTCGAGTCTCGCCAATGATCTCCGATATCCCCTAGACTATCCCAGGCCCCCAACAACTGAAAGTCCGTGCGACGTTCGGTTCCGTCTCCCGTGTGCTGTTCTATACTTCCGCCAGCCGCAGACTGCATTATTAGCTTCATTACCTGAGGGCTTCTCGGGCTATCGTCTACAAATTCGACGACACCTCTGACAGCCGTCTTAACCCTAGGAATTAACACTACCGTGATCGGATCAGCGTTTATGAAGGACAGGGTAGTGGAGCGCTGTATCTTTATCTCCTCTGTCCTATCCCACAACATCAGACCCTCCTCATGGGATAGCTACGAAGAGTGCCTCGAGGGTTATCCACTGGAGTCTCGCGCAGAACTTCTGCCTGGTAATAGTTAACCATCGCCTGGGCGTGTTGCCAGGCTTGCCCCAGACTTCTACTACTACCCGCCTCGCTCACGTCCATCATGTTGGCTGTCTGGGCCATGCGAGCCCGCCACCAGGCCAGCGCGATGGCATTAATCGTAAGACCATTGTCCAGATCTTGCCCGACCCTAATCTCATCCCAACCATTAGCGGGGGCATCCGGACCGAGCATCTCCATAGCCTGAGTTACCGCTATCGCGTCTGCCATTTCTTTCCCTTCTAGGAGAACGGCCCGTGCCCCTCGGGGAAAGGCACGGGCCGCGATCCTGAATCCCCCTACGAGTAGCGCTCAGTCACAAGATCCATCAAGCGGGTTCGCAACTCGTCCTGCTTCCCCTCGGTTGACAAACCTTCTTCACTAAGGCGCTGCTTCAGTTCCGGAACCTTGGCGTTTGTAATCCACACCTCGGCCTCTTCCAAGAGCTTTACCTTTTCCTCGACCGACATCTCGTCCGGCTCCGGGCGCTCCTTAGCGGCGTAAAATTCCTGCTGACTCAACAACGCCTTGTTCTCGGCGAGCTGCCGCTCGCCCCAGGCTCCCCGCGCCCGAAGGTATTCCACGTGCTCTTCGGTCAGGGGTTTGGTGAGATCGATCTTCACGCTCATCCGAGAGCACCACCCTTGATGTACTGCGGAGGAATGACGTAACTGCCGGTGCCGACCATCAGCACTGCCGCGCCGCCGCGCTGCCGTACACCCGTGCCAAAAGCGCGAGCATAGTAGCTGTCGATCAGCGGATACGCCTGGTTATTACCCGGCAGCAGGCGCAGACCCCGGTACGCCGGATTCGCGTGTTCCCGCAGACCGACCGGATTCTGGAGATTGCCGTTCCCGCCGCTGCCCAGCAGCAACGGATAGCCGGCCGGGATGTAGTCTTCGTGGACGATTAAGATGTCCGCGTAAGACCCCACGACGGGCAGACCGTTCCAGATACTCGGCGGCTGACTACCGAGCAAGCCCTCCGCGTTAGGTAGGATGATCGTCGGCTGACTGGCCGAAGGGATGAAGTCGTAGTTGGCTGTGACACCGTTGGCGTTAACGACTCCGGCTCGCCAGGTACGAATCTTATCGACTTCGGCCTGGTTACACAAGAGAACGAACGTCGTCCCCTGTTCAATGCCGTAACCGTGCTCGGCCACCAGATTGTAAAGCGCCATGACGTCGTCGCTATCGATGTTAGCGGCGCCACTAACCAGGTAGTGACTATGACTGCCCGCGAACGTAGTGTTCTTGTAGGGCGGAGGAACAACACCGTCAGCGTTGTAAAGTGGAACCACCGTATACGCAGTCCGATTGACCAGCGTACTACGATCCCGATTGTCGAAGATCGCTTCCATTACCTTGCGGAATAGGAGGCGATTATCGGCGTTCAGAATCTGCTGATGAACAGCCTCCACCTGCTGAGCGCTAGCGTCCCTGATGAACTTCCAGGTAAACCGACTAGCGACATCGTAGTCATGGAAGTCGTACGCCAGACTGTTGTACTGCACTCGCGGCCGCACGCCCACCGGCACACCGAACTCAGACGCGAGCTCGAAGTTCGTCTCGCCGATAACAGGAACGTCCTCAACGAGTTGCTGAATCGGGAACGTGAGGATGCCGACCAGCGTAGTACGACGCTCGTTATAAATGGCCAGCGTCTGCTGAAACTCCGTCCAGAGACCAGTGATATCGCGGCCATCCGCCGTGACGTTAAGGATATCACCTTCGGCGTTGTAGCCGTGCTCCGCGCCTCGAATACCGCCGAGGACCCAGCCAGGCGTGAGTTCGCCGGTTCGGCGATTGATACTGTATGCAGTCTTCACAGTTGCACCTTCTGACAGCGAACGATCAGGCGGCCAGCTTCCACCGTGTTACCGACGTAAAAGCCATTCACGCCAGAACCGGGAGGAGTAAGGGTGAGCAGGCCCGTCGCCGGGTCGGCGTACCAAGCTTGGTTAGCCACGACACCGGCTTGCTTGCCGTCGTCAAAGTCCACAATCTCACCAGCCGTCATGATGTCAATAACATCACCGGCATACTTGATCAGACCGCTGATGATGAAGACTCCGACGAACTTGCCGAAGACCGCAGCCGCCGGAGCCAGAATAGCACCGGTAGTATCCATCTGCGCTGGGAAGACCTTGTTGAAGTTAGCCGGGTTCAGCGGGTCGGCCGGGTTAGCGGCGCCGGGAGCGTAGTCCGCCGCCAGTACGGCTCGGAACCCTCCCGAAACCGGATTGTACTTATCATAGCGGGCCATGCCGCTCCTAACTTTTCGCCATGCCCGCTATAACCAACTAGCGGGGGATGTTGTACTTCGTTTCGTTGCTAATTCAGC